CTAAACCCTGTGCTACTCGAGACCTCACCGACAACTACGCACGTGTACATCGCATGGCATCCCGCGGGCAACGTCGATACGCCATCCAACCTCACCTCCTCGAGCGGAGCGGTGCTCGGCGATGACACGGGCGCGACCCGAGTCGTCTCGATCGGCGTACTCTCCAATATCTACGGAGCGAACATGCTGCCCTTTGTGTGGGACTCGGAGGAGGCGGTCTGGTTAACCTTCCAGAACCCCGCCAGCGCTGTGTTCAGCGGGTGCGGCGCTGGGAAAATCTTTGTCGACAAGGACGATAACGAGTACGACGGCGTCTTTGGACATGGCAACGGGGGCTCGTTGGATGGACTCGGGTCTAGCTCACCGCCGACGCCGTACACAACATCGTCAACCCTTGCCGGATCCACGACGCCACACGCCCGCGCAAACAAGGGCGCTACTGTCAGACCATATTTCACCGCCTACGCTCGCACTGGATGGGCCACACAGCCGATTGCCAGCTCCGTGCTCTATGACGGCGCGACATCGAAGGCCTGGTTCGATGCCGTGCTGATGATACCGAACGAGAAAGGAGTGGGCCCCGATCTCAAGCTGAGACAGGTTGCTGTCGGGCCGCCAACGGTTGCCTCCTTCAGTGTGTTCAACACCGCATCGCTCACGCCTGCTGCGATCAGCGCACAGGGCAACTCGGGCAGTAACTCTGGCAACCCGTGGTTCACGAACTTCAAAGTATGAGGTTCGTCATCGTCATGAGTCTGCTATTTCTCACGAACGTGCTGGATGCCTTCCAGGCACTCGACGATGCGGGCCGACCGCTCCCGCACGCCGTACTGACGTTCTGGCACAGCCAGACGAGCACGCCTGCAGCGGTGTATGCGGATCAGGAACTCGAGACCGAACTGTCAGATGCGCAAGGCCGCGTCACGGCAGACGCCAACGGCGTATTTCCGCTCATCTACATTGATCCCGACATCATGTACCGCGTGCGCCTGCAGACCAGCGATGGCGTGCTGCGATGGGATGTCGATCCGTATCTGTGCGACTGCACCGAACCGCCGCGGCTCTTTCGCAATCCCGTGCATCAGGCGCTCACCGTCGTGCCTGGCCTCATCCCGACATTTGGGCCGCCGCCACTGCCGGGTGCGCGACTCATCTTCACCGATGCGAATACGGGGGCGCCGTTGCGCGTGTGGGCGGATGCAGCGCGTCAGGTGCCGTTGCGCAATCCGTTACCGTCGAATGCCGCCGGCATCTTCCCGCCGGTCTATCTCGAGGATGATGTCGAGTACCGAGTGCAGCTCGTTGCACCCGATGGGACGGTGATCATCGACGCCGATCCGTACGAGTGCTTTTGCGGCCTCCTGCTGCTCACATCGCGCCCTTACCCGATCGAGTCGCTCGACGCGCTAGATGCTGCGCTCAGCATCAATCGCGGGCTGTTGTATGTGCCGCCGCTTGATGCGTTCGATGTGGGGCTCGCTGCGCTGGGCGGGGTGCTTCAGACGATTCTGCGCTCATACGTCGCACCGCCCGAGGACGCATTCGATGTGGGGCTCGCTGCGCTCGGCGGCGAGTTGTTCGGCGACGTTGTCACCTACGGGCAGTATCTGCCCGAGGCGCTCGATGTATCGCTCGCCGCGCTCGGCGGCACTCTGACATGAGGGCTTGAACGGTGGAAGCACCACGCATTTGGACTCGACGTCCGCGAATTCTCGAACCGCGTGATCCGCTGGTGATGGCGGCCAAGCTGGCCGGGCACTTTCGCCTGCAAGTGCGCCGGCCCGATGGCTGCGTGCGCGCCGACACTGGTTGGTTCAACAACCTGATCACGAATGTCGGCCTCGATCTGCCGCCCAGCACTGGCAACATCTGCGATAAGTGCACCGTAGGCACCGGCAACATACCGCCGGCAGTGACGGACACACAACTTGTCTCGCCCGTTGCCACGACCACCACCCGTCAAGACTTCTCGAGCGCGTCCGACCAAACATCCGATCGCTACACGTTTTCGCGTGGCACGTTTCGGTTTAGTGCTGGAGCTGCAGAAGGAAACTTGCAGGAGGTCGGCATTCTCTCAAGCTCCAACCAGTTGTTTTCGCGCGCTCTGATCCTAGATTCACATGGGTCTCCGACGACGCTCACAGTGACCAGTGATGAAGTGCTCGACGTCACCTATGAACTGCGCTGCTACCCACCGCTCACAGATGTGTCATCGAGCATGACGGTCAGTGGCGTAGACTATCCGATCACCATCCGGACCGCGCAAATTGCCCAATGGGGTATTCGAAGCTTCAGTGCCAGCTCGTGGCTTTACTTCAATGCTAATGCAGGATATGGATCTCCTGTTGCCTACAACGGCACGATCGGTGCAATTACCGGCAACCCGTCTGGGTCACTATCACATGCAAGCTCAACATCGAACGCTAGTTACACACCGGGCACATATGCGCGCGACTTTACGGCGACGTGGAGTCTGAACAGCGGCAATCTGTCAGGAGGCTTGACTGCGTTCTTGCTATTGCCATCGACCGTCTCATCGGCCGGAGCGGTAGCGGGAGGCACGCGGTTTCAGGTTGGCATCACTTCTGGCGCGATCCCGAAGGACAGCACGAAGACGCTCGCGCTCAACTGGCGATTTTCGTGGGCGCGCAGGAGTCTGTGATGCTGCCCGACGCCGTACTGTCCTCGCAGCGGTTGCCTGCAGCCTTTCAGGCACCGCGCAACGTCCGGCGCGAGCCGCTCGTCGACTTCGATCTCGGAGGCATCGCGCTGCAGGATCCGTCGCAGGGGTTGGATGTGCAGACCTGGCGTGCGGAGGTCATCGGCGATGACGTCGTACTGTCAGCCGATACTGTCGCGCCGTTCGTTGCCTTCACCCAGCCGGGCATCACCGAAGTTGCGGTGACGTTCGATCAGAACATGCAGCTATTCCTCGCCTACATGATCGAGGATGAGATTGCGCAATTCCGATGGTACGACGCGACCATCCCGGGCTTCGTCATCACGACGCTGCCTGCAGGATCCTGCTATCCGCGATGCGCACTCGACGACAAGCGTGCATCGCAGACTGGATCGAGCGACATCATTCTCACATACATGCGTGATGGCGCGCTGTACTTCCGTGCGCAACGCGATCGCTACGAAATCGAGTATCAGCTCGCAACCGGTCTTGATGGCTACATGATCGGGCAATTCGGCATGCATGTGCGCTGGCGCATGCAGTGGCAGCTCGTACCAAAGACACATGTGGGGCACCATGAGCTTCCTGCTACATGATCCAATGCTCCGGCCGCTCGACGATAACGGCGAGCCGATGCCTGGTTGCTACATGCAGTTCTACGCGAGCCAGACGACGACACCGGCGACGGTGTACGCGGATGCGGAACTCACTACGCCTCTGCCCAATCCCGTCGTGAGCAATGCAGCCGGGGTGTTCCCCGCGGTCTACGGCGACTCTGCCGTGGTGTATCGCCGGCTGCTCTACACAGCCGCGGACGTGCTGGTCTCGGACACTGATCCCATGCATCCGCACGTCACATTTCCGCCGGGCACGGTCGTGATGTTCGACGGCACCGCTGCGGAGCGGGATGCCGCCTATCCGCCGGCGCTCTGGGAACTGATGGATGGTGACAACGGCACAAAGGACTCGCGTGATCGTTCCCCGGTCGGCGTCAGCAACACGAAGCCGATTTCAGGGCAGGGCAGCACAGGCGGATCGACGATTCTCGGTGTGACTGGCTCTGCGGGTTCGCACAATCACACCGGGAATACTGGGCTGACGGTGCTGACCGTCGCTCAGATCCCACCGCATCGACACCATGTCATGCAGGACAGCATCGTCTCGAGCGATGTCTGGACAAACAATGACCACTCAATTGCTGGCGAATCGACTGCTGGCGGCGATACTGAGTATGACTTAGCGCCGACGACCACCGGCCCGTGGCGCGGTTACTCCGAGTCGATCGGCGGCGGAGCTGGGCACAATCACTCGATCTCAGCAGACGGTGCGCATCAGCACACGCTGCCGGAGGTCAATTTCCCGTACTTCACGGTGTGGTTCCTGAAGCGGCGTGCAACATGAACAAAGATCGAATTGCTGATGTAGCAGCGTCCGGGGCGTGGGCCTTTTGGGGTCTGTCGCTTGCGCAAATCAACGAAGTCTTAACTGCTCTGTCGCTGCTTGCGGCGATATTCTGCTCGATCTGCGCGGGGCTGTATTACCTCGCGAAGAGGCGTCTGGACCGATGATCGACCGTCAGAGACTTCGCGAACAGCTCGCACGCCACGAGGGCAAGCGTCGATTCGTGTACGACGATGCAAGCGGAAAGCCGATCAGTACCGGGACGTTTGTACGCGGCAAACCAACAATCGGTGTTGGACGCAATCTCGCTGAAAAAGGACTCAGCGATGACGAGATCGACTATCTGCTCGACAACGACATCAAAGACGCGATCGCAGATGCACAGACGTTCCGCTGGTTCGATTCACTGGACCCAGTTCGACAGGCGGTCATCGTGGAGCTATGTTTCAACATGGGTCTGGGGAAGCTGCGCACGTTCAAAAAATTCCTTCAGGCGATGGCAGAGCAGCGCTGGCCACACGCGGCAGATGAGCTCATCCGCTCCAAGTGGCGGGAGCAAGTAGATCCAGTGCTCGGCGACGGCAAGGGCCGTGCTGACACGCTCATTCTCATGATTCGCACAGGAGCATGGAAAACATGAAGCCGTCGAACAGCACAGTAGCAAGCGTCGGTATTGGTGTGCCGCTCGCGACCATTATTGCTTGGGTGATTGGGCAATTCGGGCTCGACATGCCGGGTGAAGTGCAGGCAGCGGTCGGCGCGGTGATCTCGGCAATCGTCGGGTATTTCTTCGTCGGTGGCCGGAAGGCAGATACAGATGATGACTATGATTCGCAGAACGCTGGCGCTTAGCCTTGTCCTGATTCTGGCCGGCTGCGCGCTGTCCAACGTCCCGCCGCGCTCGTTCTCTGAGCGCGTTGCCGCCGCTTATACCGGCATTGCGATGACCAACGACACAGCGGCCATCCTCGTCAACGCCGGCACCGTCAGCAAGGAACGCGGCAGGGAAGTGTTAGAGCGCACGAGAGAGGCGCGGGAGGTGGTAGATATCGCAGCCGCGCTCAAGAGCGAAGATCGCCTGGGAACGGCGCTGGATCTGCTGCAGGCGGCGAAAGAGTACTTGTGCAAGGACAAGCAGACCGAACCTAACTGCGTCTATCTGCTGGAGGCGAAGCCGTGAACGTGATCGATGTGTTGGCGCTGATCGTTCAAGGCACGGCGCACATCAATCGGCTGGCGCAGATCATCGATCAGGCGCGCAAGGACGGACGGACGGAGCTAACGGCCGAAGAAATCTCGGCGGTACGTGCCTCTGTACTTGCCTCCGAGGCGAGGCTCGAGGAGGCTACGAGCGAGTAGTCTTGACGGCAAGCATCGCTTGGAGAAGGTTGTGCTTGCGCAGCGCGAAATTCTCAGGCGATGCATGGACCTGCAGTGCCTTGCCGGCCAACTCGACGCCAAAGCCATCTAACGTCATCCGCAATAGGTCTTGCCGATTCTGGCTCTCCAGCGTGCAGCCGCTGTCTTCCAAATCCTGAATCGTGTACCCGTCGTCAGTCAGAACATAGCCGCCGTTGGCTTTCTTCGCGTAAATCTGCATGTAGTCATTGTGACGGTCGAGATACGGCGTCGTGATCTCGACCCATTCCTCGACCTGGCGCAAGGCGGTCTTGTCCTTCAGCCAGGCGTGATACGCGTCGAGCAGTCGTTGAATATCCTGGATCATGTGGACAGCCTGCCGTAGGTCGGCGTGGTTGTTGCCGACGATGGCATTGTAGGACGACTCCACCGTCCGCACTAGCCTTCCACAGCTCTGCAACGGCGGTCTTGTCGCGCACTTAGCGCATTTGACTGCGCGGTGCTGCTCGGGCCGCGCGTAGATCCAAGGACTTGTACGTACGTTCTCCGCTTCAGATGTGGAGCGGGTCTCTGGAGGCTGCGTGCCGGCGCAAGTCTCCTGATCAAGCATCCATCCTAATGCGTCGATCATTTCATGCTTCGTCGCGCCGTAGCGTAGGGCGGGAACTGGATCCAAATCACTCCCCCGCTACCATTCCAGTTGACCGCCATCGATAGCATTCGACCGGCGGTCAACTCAGCAGCGAGTGAATCCCCCTGCGGATATAACTTAATCTGGCCTAGGATGGCCCGCAGAGCCTCCCTGGCGGCGGGCACGTCCTCCCCCTGGATCAGATCTCGCATTCCGAGCACGGTTGCCTTGTACTCATTGCCGGCGCCGAACAGTGGATCGACTACGGTCCGCGTTCGCCGTGCCTGATTGCGTTCTCGGTATGCTCGGGCTAGGGCGGCGCCGGCAATCTCAGGTGACAGTACACCGGCATCGCGGAGCCGCTCGAGCTCGGCAATCTGGGCGTCGATCTTCGTCAGGTCCGGGCCTGGCGCTGCGGCTTCCTCCTTCGCCATGTCCCGCATGCACTTCACGGCGTACTCGATCGCTTCCGGAGACAGCCATCGATCGATGATCGTCTCGAGGATGCGCTCCTCGGCGACGGCCTTGTTGAGCAGCAGTCGGTTGCTGCATGCGACGTCGCCGGCGTGGCGATTCGTCGAGCAGCCATAGCGCACGGGCTTGTGTGCGCTGATCACGTAAGCACCGCCACATACGCCGCAACGCAGGATGCCGGATAGCAGGTGCGTCGCTCGTCCGCCTGGTCCGGATTTGAACAGCTCGCCGCGTTCGTTGGCGCGGACCTGCACGCGATGCCATGTCACTTCGTCGACGATCGCCAAGTCGGGACGCTCGTGGACGATCCACTCCGAGCGCGGATTCTCGACGTAGCGGCGTTTCTTCGAGTCGCGAGCCGACCGTACCCAACGCGCGCGGTTCCAGATGAGCTGTCCGGCGTAGAGCTCATTGCGCAGCATTGCGTGTAGCGCTGACACGCGCCAAAAGCCATCGGTCGCGTTCCGCGACCGTTTCCAGCCGGCGCCGGGCGAGGGGATACCTCGAACGTTCAGGTCGGCGGCAATCTCGCGCAGCGAGTCTCCGGCGGCGTAGCGCGTGAATATCTCCCGCACGATCACGGCTTGCTGATGATTGATGACACGCTCGCCGTTGCGTGTTTCGTAGCCGTAGGCGCGTCCGCCGGTCGGCTTCTGTTGGAGCGCCAGGCCCTCGAGTCCGCGACGCACGCGCCGGCCGAGCTCGCGCCGGTACTGCTCAGACATGGCGCCATTGACGGCGCTCAGGATCGCAGCGGTTTCGGATCGGGTGTCTAGGTCCTGCGTGACGACCGCCACGCCAAGGTCGGCGAGTTCGGCGAGCCGCTGTGACTGCTCGGCGAGGTTGCGCCATAGGCGAGATGTGTCCTCGGCCAGAATGACGCGAAATTCGCCGCGGCGGGCCGCCTGGAGCATCGCTTGGTACTCGGGGCGCTGAGCCGTGCCGCCGGAGATCGCGGCATCGGAGTAGCGCGCGACGATCGTAAAGCCATGCCGCTCGGCGAGCCGCTCGCATACGCGCCACTGATCGGCGATAGACGCCTCGGATTGTTTGTCTGTGCTGTAGCGAGCGTACAGGGCGGCAGTCGTCATGGTGGCTGTGGAGTCTAGGCAGCCGGCCGGGGAGGCGGCAACTTCTGCTCCTGCTTCTTGGGGGCAGCCCGTAGCTCTCGCAGGCGCCGGTAGGTGATGCGAGCGAGGATCTCGATCATGCGGCGGTCGGCCGGAGTAAGCATGGCTCAAAACGGGATCTCATCGTCGAAGTCCGCCGCCGCACTCGCTTGCCGCCGTTCTTCACGCCGCTCGGCTTGCGGCTTGCCGCTAAGCATCTGCATATCGCGAGCGACGATCTCGGTCGTATAGCGATCCGTGCCTTCCTTATCCTGCCATTTGCGGGTGCGGAGGCTCCCCTCGATGTATACCTGCGAGCCCTTGCGCAGGTGCTCCGCTGCGATTTCCGCCAGCTTGTCGAACAGCACGATGTTGTGCCACTCGGTGCGCTCCTGTTTGTCGCCAGTCTGGCGGTCTGTCCAGCCCTCGGTGGTCGCGATGCTGAAACTGGTGACGGGCTTGCCGCTGGGCATGTAGCGCGTTTCCGGGTCCTTCCCCAGATGGCCGATCAGAATGACTCGATTGACGCCTCTCATGCAGCTACTCCTCACCGCGCATCGCTTTTTGCGCGTATGGATCGTCCGCCACCTGCGAGCTGTCCTCGACGTCGATGTTGGCGGGCGCATCCGCACCGGGCGCATCCGTGCTCTGCATGAGCAGTCCGAGCGCCTGCCGCACAGCGGCATTGCCGCTCGTCATCGGAGATACTGCTGATGACTGCTGCAGGTCATAGAGATCGTCGTCGCGAGTAATCACGACCTCGAGATCAATGCTCATCGGCAGGCGCTTTGCAATACGCCGGATGACCGTTTTGCGCGCCATCTCGTCGTACCAGTCCTTCCACGGGCCGTTGTCCTTCGCGCGGCTGACAGAGCGCACCTGGTCGATCTGCCCGCGGCTCATGACTTCGATGTACACGCCGCCGCCATTGGTCTTCGCGACGGCGTAGACGGCGACAAGCTTGCCGCGATCCGCTGCGAGCACATTTGGCTCGTGCGTGATGTGCTCGCCGGCATCGTCGATCCAGTAGCGGAACGTGTCCTTTTCGTAGACGACATTTGACGACAGGGAAAGCAGCTCGCCGGAGTTGCGGATCTTCTTGAGGATGCCAGCGACCATCGGTATGTACTGCACCTTGTCGACCCACCGCTCGACTTCCTTGCCGTTCTCGATGACCTTGTCGCGCGTGCGGAAGATCACGAGCGCTGCCTCGCGGCCATCCGGCAGGAGCCCATCCTGTGCTGCCTTGATGCAGCTCGTGAGTAGCGAGCGGCGATCTGCACGGTAGAGCTGCGGGGTCTGTGAGATCGCAGTCAGCACGACGCGCATGAACTTGTCGGGCGTGACGTGCTCGGGTAGCACTTTCTCGATTTCCGGCTTGAGCGCAGCGAGCTCGTCAGAGAGCTTCGGCGTCGCAACGGTATTGGCTTCAGCGTTCATTGATTTACTCCTTGAGCAGGAACCTGCGGGATACCGCGCCAGGCTTGCGAAACGCGGCATAGAGTTCGGGGTGCGCGAGCTTGAATGCCTCGGTATCAAACCGCAGCACCGGCTTGATTGCTTTCCACGTCACGAGCACACGACCATCGGCATCGACGAGCTGCGACGCTTCACCCATGCGCAGCTTGATCCGATACTCAAGCTGCTCGACCTCCTTCTCTAGACTTTTCAGCTCGCGCATCAGCTCGCGCAGTCGCGTAATGGTTTCGACGTCCGCGGGTTCGGCGATCACGCTCGCGCCATTGTCGCTCGGCCATCTAAGCCGTACGTCGACGGGCGATGTCGGCGGTGGCGGATCGTCGCGCTCGATGCGCGACCAGAATTCCGCCTCACGCTCGGTGATTGCTTCGATGATCGACTCGTCGCGCTCAACCCTGTAGATGCGGAAGTCACGAGCGGCGATGAGCACGGGCACATATGCGAGCGTGAGCCCTGTGCAGGCGAGAGCGTGCTGAACCTGCACTATGTAGTGCCGCGGAATCTGATCGGTGTCCGGCTCGCCCCACTCAGCCGCACAAGATGCGGTCTTCGCTTCGACGAGCGCGCCGTCGGAGGCAATGGCATCTACCGTCGCCCAACGCCATGCATAGCGCGGGCACCGGATGCGCTCCTGCTGGCGCGTGACGGACAACCCCGTCTCTTCGCTGAATACTGAGAGCACCACAGGCTCGAGCGCGCGACCGATGCGCATCGCCAGATTCTCATTCTGCGGGGCGGCGCGCCCGGTCTTCTCCAAGAAGACCTCGAGCGGCGTGCGCCACGGTGAGAGACCGAGGACGGCCGGTGCGTCCGACGCGCCTAGCCCGATATTGCGATTGCTGGAGTGCTCGACGCTCATGTGTTCTCCAACCACTTCATGCACAACATGGCGTCAGCTTCTTGCGCCACTCTTGGCGCGCCGTAGCAACCTCGCCAGATTCACTACGTTCCGCCCGCGCTTCAGCCACCGCTTCGCCTCGCGTAGATCGAGCAGCAGCGCTGCATACCGCGCGCGGTCGGACTTGTTGCGCAAGTCCTGCAGATTACGTGCGCGCCAGTGCTGTCCGCCGCCTTGCAGGTGCCAGCGCCAGCGCCATAGAGCTAAATTGGCGCTGTTCTTCCGATCGAGGTATCCAGGCGTTCTCACGCATCCTCCTCACGCAGCAGATCGAGCGACTTTTGCAGCGAATCGACTTGCACACCGTCGACGATCCACAAGCCATCGCGGTATTCGACCCAGGAGCCTGTTGCGGCATGCTCAAGATTGGCGCTCAGCAGCAGATACTCGGCAGTCGCTGAGTCGTTGACGTAATGGAGGATCTGCTCGGTTTCGGTGCTCATGGCTAGATCGTCAGCCCCAGCCGATCCCGCGGCGCCAGCGAATGGGCCAAGCGGCTGTTCGCAGCCTCAGCCTCTACCAGCGGGATCGCCTCGGCCGTGCAGTACGCGGCCAGCGCTTTGCGCAGAATCCGCACCAGATCGATCAAGTCGGCGACCGCGATCTGTTCCTCGTCCACCGGCGCGCACATCGCTGTGATCGCCTTATTGGCTGCGGCGAGATCCTTGCCGCTCAGCTCGTGCAACGCCGAGCCGAGCTGCTGCGCAATCGGCGTACCGCGCTCCTCGCACCAGAGCGGCACTTCCTCCGTGAACACCTCCACGCCCGGCGCGCCGCTGTTCAGATCGCAGGCGAGGGCGTGCAAAAGAGTCGTGTGCTTTGGTTTTGTGCTCATTGCGCACCTCGCTGCGCATCTCGCGCCAGGAGCGCCACGCGCCACAGTTTGTCGGCGATGACCCAGGACTCGAGCGAGTCCGGATTGAACTGCGTGCGCACAAAGTGACTAAAGTGCTCCGCGCACTGCTGCGCGAGAGATTTCGCGCGCTGATCCGTGATCGAAATCGGCAGGACGGTGTCGGTGGCGATCATTGCTGCTCCGTGACGTGGATCTTGATGGGCAATAGGCTAGCGACATGCTAGCTAGCAGTCAATAGCATACTGCTACCAGTCAAAAACCGTGAGGCGCGTCACTCGCACGGTGGAAGGATTCTGTGATCCGTTTCAGGTCGCGGGAGGGTCGGCCCGGGGCAGGCTGTGTACGAAGTGACGGAACAGGCTTCTCGCCCCCCAGAAGAGCGGACATCTCTGTTGGCTTCAAGAACGTCGAAGAACCGCTTGATCGGATTATCGACCGCGGATCTGTAGCGCTATGGTTGATTAGCGCTCTGCTCGTGGTTGCGTTTTTTCTTTGACGATCTCACCATCGCCGGTAGTCATCCAGCCACACGACGTTACCCAGCGACTCGCCTGACACGGCTTTTCTGCGCGGAGGGAACACTGCCGTGCTCGAAGGCCGTGATCATTCCCTCCACTATCTCCTCGATTTTCCGTTTCTGTGCGGCAGACAGACGCTCCCAACGCTCATATCGGAAGCTGAATGGCCATCGGCTTTCCGGCATCGATGACGAAGCCGCGGGCTGCTGAGTTTCCCGTGCGTGTCCATGGTCGATGTCCATCCATCCTGGGCTTAGCCCGAGCGCCTGCTCGATCGCGCGCGCGTAATTGTCATTGACGTTACGCTTTGACTTTCCCTTGGCGCGGCCAAACTGATAGAGCAGGGCAGGGGCAATACCCGTTAGTTCTGATAGCCGCGTCTGCCCATACTGATCCAGCAGTCGCACCACATTCGCGCGGCGAATCGCCTTTCGTTCCTCGATTGATATCACTCCCTGATGGTGTAGCACGCTGCTACTCCTGTCAGCTTGCGAAGTGCTATTGTCATCCGGATAGCACATCGCTAGCATTCGGTCATGGACCTGATCACGTACATCTCCGACACGGGTCGGCGTCGCGCGCTGGCCGCCAAATTGGGCCGAAATCCTGTGTATCTCTGGCAGGTGGCTACTGGCAGGCGCCGGGCGTCCACCAATCTCGCCAAAGAAATCGAGGCAGCCACCCGCGAACTTGGACCTGAACTGGTACCCAGATCCTCCCTTCGGCCGGATGTCTGGGATGACGAGCTGGCCTCCGCACGGAGTGAGCAACGCCCATGAGCTTGCCGCGCAAGGATGTGAAGTTCTGGCTCGATCCCGAATACCACGCCGCGCTGCGTGAGATCTGCGACATGCGTGGTTTGACTTTGGGTGAATTCGTCGAGGACTTGGTCGTGACCGAAGTTGATCGCGTGCTTCATGAGGCTAGTGAACTGCACGCGCGCACGGCTCGCTTGGGAATCGTCTGGAATCAAGCGGAAAGAGCGGTACATGCACGGAACGGCCAGGAATCGCTCGGAATCCGCGAACGCGGGGGGCGGCGATGAATCGCCACAGCGGCTCCTCCGGCTTCACACGCAAGATCCTTGCGCGCGCCGCCAGATCTGAAGCGCGCACATGGAGTCTGTGAAGGCTGCGGACTTGGAGCATTTTGCCAAGACCAACGGGTGCGAACTTCTCGTGCTTAACCAAGAGCGGCTGTCGCCTGAGCAGGAAATGGTGCAAGACCTGATGACCATCGTGCATTGCTTCTCGTCCCGGCTCTACGGGTTGCGCAACTACCGAAAAAAGCTGGACGAGGCGCTGAAGCTGGACGCTGCCAACGTGCCGCAGGTGTAAAACCTTGCAACTGACGCACAAGATCGCCCTTTGCCCAACGCCTGAGCAGGCCGACTACTTCAAGCGTACCTGCGGAACGGCGCGGCGCGTCTGGAATTGGGCGCTGGATGAGTGGAACAAGCAGTACGCTCAGGGCAAGAAGCCAAACGCGATGGCGCTCAAGAAGCAGTTCAACGCCATCAAGTACCGCGATCCCGAGTGGCTCGATGAAGATGGGCAGCCGTGGATCAAGACCATCCATCGGGACGCCCACGCTCAGCCCTTTGCCTATCTGGCAAAAGCATGGGATCGCTTCTTCGCTGACATCAAGGCTGGTAAACCCGCCCATGCGCCGCAATTCAAGAAGAAGGGCCGCTGCCGCGACAGCTTCTATGTCGCCAACGACAAGTTCCGTGTCAGCGGCAAGACGATTCGCCTGCCCAAGATCGGCGGAGTCGCCATGACCGAGGCGATGCGCTTTGAGGGCAAGATTCTCGGTGCCACCGTCTCGCGCACGGCGGATCGCTGGTTTGTGGCAATTCAGGTCGAAGTGCCGGACCACGTCTTTCATTGCCGTCGCGCTGGAAATGGCACCGTCGGCGTTGATCTCGGTGTGAAGGCCGCTGTGACGCTTTCCAACGGTGAAGCGATCGAAGCGCCCAAGCCACTGAAAGCCGCGCTGCGCCGGTTGAGGATTCGTAGCCGGCGGATCAGCCGCAAGATCGAAGCAGCCAAGGTTGCCGCAGGATTTGAGGCGCACGCCAGG